ATTTTTCACCACCTAAAGGATTGTCAGCTAACCATTGTTTAGCGTCAGTCTCAAATTGTAATACTAATCCTGCGTCTATAGTTTTAACAGACTGTGTGCTAGTAATAGTTTTAATTGTACTTTCTAAATCTGAAGTAAAACCATTAAGTAATTTATGTTCTAATAATCCGTCTCTTTTAGTAGCTTTATTTACTAATACTGTATTTCTTAATTCGTTAAATTTTGTTTCTTTAAATTGATTTTGATTATCTTCTAAATAAAATAAAGCACTATCGTATTCACCTCTTTTAATTAATTCTTCAACATCAGCAAGTGATTGTTGATTAGTATTTGTTGAATATCCTGCTGAATGATTAGCGTAAATTTTTTCAGCGTTCTTTTTACCATTAGCACTTAGATTTTTAAAAGTATCTGATTTTCTAAATTCACCTATTGTAGAAAAAGTATCTAAATTATTATAAACAATATTACTTTCTTGTATTCGTAGTTGTTCAGCTTTAGAGTTAAATTCTTTTAGTTCTTCTAACTCTCTATCATCTAAAAGTTCTTTTATTTCATCAAAATCATTTTGTAGTGCTTTTATATCTCCTAAAGAGCCAAGACCTGATAGGTTTATATTTTTAGGTAATTCTCTAATTAATCTACTTGCACCCTCATAATCGCTAGTTGTGTTTGCATATTCTTTTAGTGCTTCTAAGAATAAATTTCTAGTTGATACTTTACCTGAACCACTTTTTACTAACTCTTGTATAGTTAAAGTAAGTTGGTCTCCTTTTTGTTCTATTGTTAAAGTATCATCATTAAAAACACTTTGAAAATTTTCTTTTGTTCTTAAATCAAATAACTCACCTACTTTTGTAAGTTGATTTTGTGCGTGAGTTTGTGATAACGAATTTCTAGTACCAGAAGTTTTTGAGAAAAAACCTTTGTCTAATTTTTCAGCACTAAAAGTACCTAATTGATTTGAAGCTACAAAGTTTTTTAGTTCATCTTTATAGAAGTCTTCAAAAGCACCAACATTAGTATTTTCTCCAACTTTTAATTCACCATATCTTCTGTAAGCATTTATTTTAAATTCTTCAGCTTTTCTATTTAAATGTAATTCTTGTAATTTTTCTATGTAATATGGATTACTTTCTTTAGGAATATTACCTTGCTCTACTTGTTTTGCAAACTTGTCTCTATTTTCATTGTAATCTTTTATTGCTTGTGCTTCATTCTTTTCTTTTATCTTTGTTTCTTTTTGAATAACTAAATCTGTACCTGCACCACTAATAAAATTATCTAAAGACTTTGTAAACACTGCAACTGTTGGGTCTACTGGTTCAGCTTCAGGTTCATAAAATAAATTAAAATCTGTTGAAAGAACTTGTGGTAATTCTTTTTGAAGATTTAATTCTGGTGTAGTTCTTCTCTTTGCCATTATAATCCAATACTCCCATCAGGATATACAGTTTGTCCATATATATTAGTTCTTGTACTACCACCACCAAGATTGGGTTGTGATGGGTCTGGGTTTAGACCTCTAGCGTCTTTCATTGCTTCAACACCATAATAAGTATTAGCAACATTTAAAGCACCAGACACAAATAATAAATTAGGGTTTGGTGGTTGAACATAAGTAGACTGAGATTTTTGTCCAAATTGAATTGCTTCTAAGTTTCTTTCAAATTGATTTACGTTTAATTGTAAATTTCTTTGTAAAGCAGAATTATAGTTTCCTTGAACTCTGTAGTAATCTCTAAATAATGCTTCTTGTGAACCAGATAAAGCTAATCCCTCTGAACCTGCAATAAATCTTGCTCTAGCTTTTTTAGACCTAATACTAGCTTCAAATCCTTTTGTTTTACTTTTAGCTATTTCTTGTCTAATTTTTAATTGTTCAGTTGCATATCTTCTAATAGCATTTTGTCTTGCAATTTCATTTTGTCTTTTCTGTGCTTCATACTGGGCTTTTTGCTGTGCTTTCGCCTGTTGAAATTGTAATAAAGACGACCCTGCACTTGCTATTAAAAGTGCTGTTGTTGGTTCTACACACATATTTTTATAAACTCATAAAAGGGTTTTTGAGATACTCCATATTTAATTTTTCGTAAAAATTTAAATCCACACCATTTAAGCCATCTGATATGTAGTTCATTTCTACAATCAACAAAGTTCCATAGCATTGGATATTGTTTGTTTAAAAAGTCTACGACCTTTCTGCTTTCTCGTAAGAAAGAAAATCGTATTCTAAATATTTCTTCTGACGCTAATAACCATATAGCACCTCGTTTACTTACTCCAAACATACCTACTGGTACATCATCTTTGTCTACAATAGTAAAACAAACTTCTGAGGACACATATGATTTAATTAATCCACCATAAGGTGTTAATCCTGTTGCGTCTAAAATTTCTCTTTTATCTTCATAACGAAGTCTATCTGCTAAGTAATTGCAATCTTCGTGTCTAGATAAACGAAATCCGTTAAATTCTTTGTGTTGCTGTGACATAGAAACCTTGCCAACTTGCATTTATAAAGTTGCTCGGTAAGTGACTATTATTTTTTAGTTTGACTGTTAGTTTATCATTTTCAGATTGTACTGCAAAATCAAAATCTCCATCTTCTAAATTGATTGTTCCTGTAAGACCTGAACCTAAAACCGTACCTGTAAAAGTTGAGTTAGAAGTATTACGCCCTACTGGTGTCACCTCTGTCGTAAAAAATCCTGTATCATTAAAAGAAACCGACCAGTTTCTAATTTGTAATCTACCCTCTTTAACTGATATTCTACTTCCTACACTATCAGCTACTTGGATAAATTGTTGAGAGAATTGAAATTCAAATTCATATTGCTCTCCTATAAAAAAATTCTGTGCAGTTATATCACCAGAAACTACAATACTTGTTCCTGATTGACTAATTGTGGCAATTTCTTGTCCTGCCTTATTTGAAGCACCAGACCTACCTACAACTTTCATAGTGTTATTTAGTGTGTAAGGTAGTGTTATTGTTGTCTGGTTTGTTCCTGCGTTATAGCTTTCTGTAATCTGAGTGTTGTTAATTTTTCTATCTAAGTGAGTAAGATAAGTTTCTCCTGTATCTGTAAGTGCAGGTGAAACATCAATTGTTTCTAAATAAACTCCATCACTTCTTTCATTTACAATAAATAAAGTGTTTTCAATAAAATCAATATTTAATATTTTATCTGAAGTTGTAGAACCATAAGTCCACTTATGCCACGCAGATTGTAGTCTTTTATTTTGTGCTACATAATATTGAAAGACATACAAAGCATTTTCTTCGTTGCTTGATAAAGCTATCAATATATTTTCAGTAGTAGAAGTAGCTAGTTTAAAAACATTAGCAGGTACAAACTTAGGTACGTTTGCTGTTATGTCATCTGCTTTCTTTGTATCTGTATCAGACGCTACGAAAAATTCTCTTACTCCTGAAAAGTTTCCTTTGTTAAAAGTAAAGAAGACATTTGAACCTGAACCTACAGGTTTTACTCTTTTGTCTGCTTCAAATTCTGTAGTCACATTTATAGAAATATTACTTGCTGTTAGTGTTGCACCACCAGTCACCATAAATTGTGATTGCTCTGAAAATAGTAAAAGTTCTTCATCAAAAGAAACTGCGTGTTGTAGTATACTTACTTTAGTGTGAGTACTAGCAACATCTATTGGGTCAGTATCTAATGCTGAAGTCACTGTTTCAGGAAAGAACTCAAAGAACTCTCCACTTCTAGACATAATTACATTTTCATCTGCAAGTACACCTAGTCTATTTCTATGAAAGAAAATATCATTCATCTTCTTTCCTATAAAGCTAGGGTCAGGTGCAGAGTTTAAGTCTCCTGCCACTCTGCTACCCAACGCAGGAACATCATATTGAGTTCCACTGATAGTGTAATTACTGCCATCAATTTGGGTAAATCTAAAATTTCCGTCAGCAGTTCTTATTAATATATGAGGAAATTTAGTATTTTTAATATTTGTTGGTGTTGCAGGTTTTAAAGTTTCTTCCCACAAATCAGTTTCATATTTTACAAAATAATTATCAAAATTATTAGAAGCGTCACCAGTGACTTCAACAACCATTCCATTAATTGCAGGTTGTGGTAAGTCAGAAAAGTTTTGAACTTTATCTTTTACAACTTGTGAAGCGTCATCACCAAATCCATCAGAAGCTGATATACTTAAAGTTCCTGAAGATTTAGTTATTGAAAAACTACTGTCTCCAATATTGGCTAAAGTTATTCCTGACGGACTTCCGATTGCACTTTTTAATCCATCACGAATAGCTTTAGTATCTGTGTTTGACGAAGTAAACGTAGTCGTAGTTCCGTCAATTGTTATTGAATATGGTGTACTATTGACACCTTGTAATACTGAATAAACTGCTTGTTCTACTTTAGCAGGACTTGTTGTTGTGTCCATTTCACACGCAATGCTTTTATTTAAAACAAAAGTATTGTCAGCTACAGTGACTAAAACAAAATCATTTTTAGGGTCTGAAGAAGTCAAGTATGCAGAAGCACCAGTTTGATTGACTACTGTTTTCTGAACTCCATCAATTGTGTAAACTTCAATAGAACCATTCTTTACAATAACAACATATCTTTCTTGTGGGTCTCTATTTATTGTATGAACAAAGCAATTACCAAAAGAAGAAGAAGATAATTTTGCAATGTAATTAGTTGGTGGTCTTTTTTTAAGACCCTCAACAACAGAACTAAAACCATTTAGTTGAACGGTTGCTTGTGAACTTAGTCTTAGAACCTCTGGTTGCTGACTAACACCCTGAACTAAATTAGGAATTGTTCGTGATACTAAAGGCATTAATAACCTCTATTGTTTCTTGCTATTGTATAAATTTGTTCTGGTGTATCAAAGATTGTAAAAT